CGTGCCCGGAGGAGGGTCAGCAGCGTCAAAATCAACACTCATGACCACTTTACCTGCGGCACCAGCGGCGTTAAACTCAGAAACTTCTTTCTTGAAAATGAAGGCAAGTTTCTCAAAGTGATAACGCTCAAATTGCTTAGCGATTGTGGATAGCCAAGGGAACAAAGCAGCCTGACCAGGATTAATAGGGTAGGCAACATTGTTAAAGTTGGGTTGGTTGGCGACTGTAACAGCTGCTACAAATTCAGATTCTTCAATCACCATATCCCTCTTCGTTTGGCGAATGCCGCGTGTATTACCAACGCCTAGCATTCCGGATTTCTCTTCCCAACCAGACCCAAAAGGGTCCATAGTTTCGAAGATACTTCCGCGGATTTGACCTCTAGGGTTCCAATCCGTTCCAAGTGGGCCTCCACGGTTACGGTTACTTCGCCGTGGGCCTCGAGGTTTTGGAGTGTTTCGTTGAACTGATTTCTGAGGTGCAGCAGCTCCTCTGTTAATCGCTCTCTTTCTCTGTCTCTGTCTTCTTCTCTTTGCAGATTTTGAGACTGTAGGACGTTTTGCATTAGTTTGTAAGTTCATGCACAAGTTGTTAAAAATTCAATAAAACTCGGGTGGCCAAGCCCACCCGCAACATGTGCAACAGAAAGGAACCCTAATTCTTAACCCCGCTCACAATAGGCGGAGGGTTAAGGCTCGTAGGAGCAGAAAGGCGCGCATTCGTCAATTTCAGAGATTCAGCTAGAGCAGTACCTGGCTCAACAGCTGGAGATGTGGGACCAAACGACCAACCAGCAGGAGAAGGATCATCAAAGGAAAACACTGTGAACTTTGGCTCAATTTTCTGAGCTTCAGGTTTTACAACTTTAACTTCTTCTTTCGCTTTCGGAAGGGGTTTGGTATAATCCGGCTTAGGACGTTCTTTCCACGCAGGTTTACCACCAGGTTGGAAAGAGGGATGACCACTTGCCTTCAAAGCGTCTTGTCTCTTCTGCTCTTCAGGCTCCAAATGGATCTCAACATTCTCTTTTAACTTTTTCTCGCGCTGATTCTTACGAGGCTTAGGTTTTTCTGACTGCGGGAGCGACTTAACTTGCTCTTCCGTCAGATTTGGAAAATTATTACTTGAATTGGGGCGTTTATCAACCCAGGTTCCGGCTTTGATCTTTTCGGCTTTCCATCTCTCAAACTCTTCAGGAGTATGTTCCACAGGTTCAGGCTTTATTTTACGTTGGCCTTTTACATTACGTCGTGGGAGCTCTTCTCCATTAACGACAACTGGGTCCTTTGGCTTGGCTGGGGTCTCCTCTTGTAAAATTGGGGGAGAGAGTAGGTCTTTCAAAGAAGTTGTAGAATTTAACCATCCTAAAAATTGTTTACGGTTAGCATTTGGGAGCACACTTTGCGCATATTCCATCATCCAATCTGCGGGGTCATTTATATACTGTTTTTCACGAGGCAACTCTGAGTTCCAAGGGCGAATTTGAGCGGTCTTATCATCCAAAACAAAATCAGATTGGAGAAGAAAACGACCACGCTCACAAAATTCACCAAGGAACGGTGTATTCGCATCAGTCAACCAATACGCACGCAGTTTCTCCATTAACTTCATCAATGGTGTAACATTTGGGGGAAGGTTGACAGTGACATGCAATTTCGTCAGTTGTCGAGGTAAATCACAGCAAGTATTGACATCACCTTGCCAGACATAAGGGGAATACACACGGGCCAAAAAC